GAGTTGAAAGTTGACCAGAAGCATTGCTTCCTGCAATAAAAATATCTTGTGTTGTGCCGATGTTCCCACGCTTGAACCAGCCACTAAAAGTAAATGTTCTACGATTACTAGCGGACGCAGGAGTTCTAGTTAAATACTGAGCATCGTCATCGTTAAACTTTAACGACTGGTCAAGCAGATGCTTGTAAAAGCCTGTGCTTACTTCGCCTGAACCTGCTGCTTGAATTATACTCATGGTTTATTCCTAAGTTAAGATAGCCGTAGCACCTACAAGAATTGTATTATTCCCACTAGCCGCAGTTACATAATATGTCACAAAGTAAGTACCTGTTGCACTCAGCGCAGTTAAAATATCTGCATTGATAGCTACATCGTCATGTGCCTGTACTGTATGATTACTACCATTAACAAACTTAATGCAGCCTGATTGACCAGCGGCTGCGTTTGTAAAGGTCATCGTGACAGTTCCTGCGGTTGTCGTGGTGAAATTATTCCCTACTGCTAAATCATAGGTCGCATCGTTTTCAGCGGTTATTGTACTGCCGATTGCTCTACCAACTACTGTAACATCATCCTTTACAGTCACAAGTAGGTTTTCATCTATGGCTAAGGCTGGCGTTGTGCCAACAGCAGACCCTTTACCAATAACCAGATCATCGACACTATCATCTAAACCAACGTAAAAATCTTGAGCGTTTCCATCGAATACAATTTTTGCATCTTCCGCTCCCGCATCACCTATAGTTAAGGTAGGAGTTGTGCCGTTCAGTAACGCGCCACCACTAACAGTCAGTAACCCGCCAACAGCCGCATCATCCGTAACGGTAAGATCGTCTTGAACCTTTAGGTCAACAACATTTAAAGATGCAAAAGCATCAACAACAGCCGCACCCGATCCTGCACCATCGAGATATACAACCTTAGTATCACCATTAGGTATGGTTATATTTGCACCAGACCCCTGACTAATTATGATGCTATACGGACCAGAGGCACCACTGTCCGTGGTAGCGTTTTCAATTATATGAACTCTGCTATTAGTGTTAGGACCAATAGTAATAGTACAGTTTGAGTCTAAAGCACCTGTATACTTAATATACATAGCCCTAGCTTGGTCTGTAGATCCATCAGCCACTGTGCTTGTATGAGTATTAGCATTTGTAGTTATGGCTTCTGTACCAAAGCCTAATGCTTCCCCGATAAGCTCAAGGTTTGTATTGGTTGTAGTCCCCCAAGTACCAGAACCATCGCCAGTACCCAGTTCATTAAGTCTTAAATCATTTACATAGGTGCTTGCCATTTTTCTGTCCTTACGCTGCTATATCTGTCCAGTTAGGTGTTTGTGAAACTGTTACACCAGCCCAGTTAGGTGTTTGTGATGGGATGATTGGTCTGTAAAGTATTTCTTCTCCCACCGCACCTGTTGCCGTAACCCCTGTTGGGAACACGCCTATTGACTGAATAGGGGCTATCGTTCCCGTGCCTAGAGTTGCAGTACCAGAAACCCCGGTTACCGCAAAAGTCGCTGCGGCTGTTACACTTACATTTCCTACCGCACCTGTTGCCGCTGCTCCTGTTGGAACTACCAATGATCCAGCGGTTACACTTTCACTTCCTAACGCGCTAGTCCCAGCTACACCAGTTACCGCAAAAACAGCCGAGGCATCTGAAGTTACATTTCCTACCGCACCTGTTGCAGTAACTCCTGTAACTGTAAAAACAGACGAAGCATCTGAAGTTACACTACCTGCCGTTCCTGTTGCTTGTACGCCAGTAACTGAAACAGTAAGAATAGTGCCCCAAGCACCTTCTCCCCAAGTTCCTCGTCCCCAGCCAGCAATAAGAGCCATAGATCTACCTCATCAGGCTATTCGTATAATAGCATTACTCGCATCTGCCGTAGGGAACTGAACTGTAAAGGTTCCAGAAGTAGATGTCTTATTAGAACTAAAATCTAGTACAGCTACAGCTTTGTCACTGTTAGTATCGTTGTATATCAACGCACCCATCGCCGTAATACTAGCTGTAGTAAAGCTGATGTCTGCAAAATCAGTCAATGCTGTCGTGCCAGAAGTGGTTGGAGCAACTTTAGTAAGAGTACCACCACCCGCCGTGTAAGAGCCGCTGTTGGCTACTTCACCTGTGGTAGTATAAGCTGTCGTTGCTGCGCCAAGAGTAGCTGTGGTGCTAGACTTACCGCCGCCACCCTCTGCATAAAGAGCCAGCTTAAAAGCATTACCGTTTGTTGCGAAATTGTGTGTACCTAACATAAGCTCTTGCTTAAATGCTGTACACATTGCTTGTGCGATTGCCATTACAGTCTCCCGATAGCTTTTGCTAGTTCCAATTGACCAGCATCACGAACTTTAGCGCAAATACTAGCACGTTCTTCCTTTCTAGCCAACTCTATATAGTGTTGTGCTAGGTTTCTAACTCTATCCTGAAAAGCCTCCGCCTGCAATCTGATGGGTTCTGGTGCCTCATCCGATATGTAAATAAGCTTACTAGCCAGCATATCAGCTATCTGATCATTAGACAGTCCACCATTGTCAGACGTTACAATGTTGACTGCTCCTACAGTTCCTACACTTAAATCAAACATGATCGTGCCTTCCAAATATAATGGGATCGCTTTCTTTTGGTTCAGGCGGCTGTATCTTTGACTGCTTCGTTATTAGAAGACTACCGTTTTCAACCGTCTGTACTAATGGATCCTCCAGTCTATGATACCCATACAGCTTCTCATTGTCTGGGACATTGGTATCCATTAGTCCGGATCGATGCGCTATCTCTATCTTTATGCCTTTGGAAATTGCTGTAGCGCACCAGAACTCTACACAAGCTCTTCCAGACTCAGCCATATTGACGTTTTTGTATGTGAAATCTATGCCAAACAAGCATATCTTCGTTACTTTCTTCCATATTGCATAAGCAATGGCGTATGCAACTGTGTTGTTAAAGTAACATAAACCCGTATCCTTCGCGACTTCTTCCAAAGGATATAGCTCAACTGCCGGAAAATCTGCGTGTTTAATACAGGAATAGATTGGTCTTGTATTCTTGGCAAGAAACTCTCTTGCAACACCAGTCTGTGTGCCTGCGTTTTCTGTATTCAAAAATCTTGTAACCGGATCCATCATAAACGTCCTGTCAACGTGTATGATTGCCCCTATACAATTTATTCCCCAAACTTCGTCAAAATCCTGAGAAGCAACTCTTGCTGAAATATAGTCCGCATAGCTTCCCCCTAAACCCACTATTGCTATTTTCATGTTCTAGCCCTGTCTGGTAGCCCCCTTCTGTACGCATCTGTATTTTCTCGAGCCTCTGCGTAATCTTTCAACCTAGATAACGCCTCCAAAAATCTTTCGCTATACAACTTCATGACATCTGGCTCCCCTTTCATGTAGATATATGCCTCTACAAGACTGCCAAATAGTATAGCGTTTGGAGCGTTCTCACTAATCCACGTTTTAGTAGTGTCAGCAGAAGTAGACACAACCACACCCGTGGCACCACTTGTTCCTCCGGTTACTGTCTCACCCACAGTAAATGTTCCGGTAGGAATGGTAACAATAATTTGTCCAGTTGCCGTAGCTGTATTGATTGCAACAGAGTTTATGGTCGTGCTTTCTGCGCTGGTTCCACCTGTTATAGTTTCATTATTAACAAAAGTTCCAGCCACGTTACTCACAATTAAAGTAAACTTACTATCAGTTAAACTAACTGGACGATAGTAGTAATGGAGTTCCGACACATAGTTTGAGTTTGGTGTAGGAGCCAGTATAAAATTTTGGTAATCATACTTAGCGTAGTACAGCGGAACACCTGTTGTAGCAGAGTTTGGTGTGTACTCCTGAACGTAGTTAACATCTTTTTGTTGCAAAAACTGTTTGGAGCTAGAGACCTCGATAGACAAAGAGAATGTGGCAAGATAATCCGCCGGAACAGCCAGAAACTCATTACTAGCTGTCATCGCTCCAGAGACATTCTTTCTAAAAAGCTCTAGATCTACGCTGGTGAATATACGTTCTTCAGCACTTTTGATAAATCTATCGAGATTTGAAACAAAAGTTGTCTCGTTGTTGTCAACGTAGTTCTGTATTGCAGACTTTAACTGTGTGTATGTATAGCTCATGGTGTGTTCGCCGTTCCGCCCATACCACTATGGTTTGTGCAATAATAATACAGTGTTGGTGCTCCAGAGGCCACTGTTATTTGAGTATATGCTCCTGAAGAGCCGGGAGTCCCGTTAGTGGTAACTCCTGTTGTATACTCAGAACCACCACTGTGAGTTCCGCCAGAAGTTGTAGAAAATCTTAATGGATGACCAGAGTTACTACTGTCAGATTGATCAAAACGATAAGTGCTACCTTCTGAAAGATTGACCGTAGCTTGTCTAGAACCATCAAGATAATATTTATTAGCCCCATAATAAGAAGCAACTGTAACAGTATATGTAGCAGCTATGGATGTTCCCGTGCCTGACGCTGTAACTGTTCCTATAGAACCTGTTGCGGAAACACCTGTAACACCTTCAGTGACAGGAGTATGAACATCTCCTCCAAAAGTAACATCACCAACAAGACCCACAGCTATAGGTATGAGCGCATATTCAAAAGTCTCTGTGCTAAAAGACGGAAATCTAACCGTCACTGGTATTGTATCATTTCTTGGTCTTGGTTCAAATAATGCCTGTGGGTCCGACCCTGTATGCGTCTGAGTCAACTGTGGATGCTTGGGTTCGTATTCGTCGGGACCTACTTTCATCCCGTTCCACTCAGTCATCATTTCAGACAAGCGATATCTAAAGCCAGATCTGTCTGAAAAACCCCATGCTTTCTTGCCAGACGCATACCGAGCCATTAGTTAACTCTTAGATACTGTATACTAGGCTGCAACTTCAAAGACACACGATCTTCGTCCTCGTCTGCGGCACGTTGAAACTCTTCTTCATACACAGTTTTTAACAGTTGAACTCTGTCTGGAGCTTTCTTCATAGCAATGTAGTAAGCAAGACCCGCAACCATGCACGGCAAAAACCTGAACGGAGTATCGGCTGTGTTTACTAGTGTATCCACATCCTGAATCCTGTTTACATAGTAATATACAAGACTATCCGTAGAGCTATCTGGAGTAGGCCATAAGGTTAGTGTAGGCGTTGTAGACCTGTTGAAAAAAAACTGACTAGGTGTCCCTGTCGTTGTTTTATTAGGTATACTAAGATACTGACTTCTAGAAATCCTACTAACATCCCTATCTACGCCACTACTATCACGAAGAACCACCTCAAGTATGTCGGTGTATGCAGTGGTAAAGGTATACGTCGCGGTTCCAGAGGTTAATGCTTGAGTGGCCTGAGTCACCGTCCAGAGATTCAGCCCTCTGTTTGCCCAATCAGCAAACATGAGATTCAAAGAACGTCTGGCGGTCTTAGTGTCATACCCAGTACGAACCTCGAGTCCACATCTTTCGTATGCTTCCTCGATGATTTCCGCTACATCAATGTCAAAATCTCTGGATCCTGACGTTGCCATTACTTCATCCTAACTTTGCCGCCACGCATCATTTTCTTTTGAACACCGCCGCCACGCATACGCTTCATGGCTTTTTTAGCAGCACCACCACCCATCATTTTCTTAGCTACAACTTTACCGCCGCCTTTACGTTTCATAACTTGTTTTTTTGCGCCTGCCATTTTCTCGTTTCCTTCTTCTGGTTAGAATTAAATTGAGATAATCTTCTTTATTGTAGTTCTTATAGTATCCTGTCTTCTCTAGTATCTTACTCGCATCATCAAGCTCTGACAATCTTTGTATAAAAACCATGCTAAAATCAGTTTGAAAAGATAAAAGCCACAAGTCTAGATTATTACAGGCAAACCATTCGTTCATAGCTATGCAAGCGGCTTCTACTTCTTCGTATGTTTGACTGGGTTCCTCTTCCAAACAGATTATAACAGAGTGTTTCTTACTAAAGTTCTTACACTGTACAGCCACAGTCTCCCATAGATCCTGCCTGCTAACACACTCAACAACTCTTAGCCTGTCATCTATCAAGGCTTTTTTAGCAAAAGGACAAGGTGCGTATCCTATGTCCGGGTCTACCACACTCAGATCATTGTGAACCCACTCCTCTATGAGTTCACGCATCTTACTTCTTTCTGGTAGGCATATTCATAGCGCCAGCTTCTAACTTACGAGGAGCGCACATAAACTTACCTTTTTTTGCTTTCACCGTGCCTCCTGCTTTTTTAAATCCCATGTTATTACGAACGGAGGTAGGCAACATTGAAAGTCCTTTGCCTTGGTTTCCTGCTGGAACATCTTTCATTTCTTTTTCCTCTTCAAAGATTTTACACGCCGTGGCTTACCTGCTGGCTGACCAATTCTTTTCTTCTGAGCTATTCTACTACGCTTTTCAGCGGCTGTCATTTCGCTCCCTGTTTTGGGGGTTTTAGAACTAACCCGCTTGGAGGGGCGGCAATATGGAGTACCCCGTTTTTCTCCCTTGCGACGGCCACACGGCTTCCCCGTGCTCTGATCCGTCCACTTCTCTTTGAACCACCTCTTGAGCGCCAGCCCACTTTTGGTTTTCCTTACCGCCATTTATAAACCCATTGCCTTTGCTACACTGACCATCAAGAAAACAAACAAACCTAACGCTATAACAATGACTGATCCAATAAGCACAGCTTGCTTCATTGTTTCCTCAAACTCTCTAGCCTCTTGTATCTTCTTACGCCTAGCCACTGCGGCAGCCTCTTTTGCTTCTCGTATACGTCTTGCTCTTTCAGCCACAATACTAGCCCATGTTCCATGACCAAATCGCATGTCAACCATAGAGGCTATTTCCTGCATTTGTTCTTTCGCCAGCTTCGCATCTATAACCTCCTGCGCTACTGACTTAATACCAAACTGATCTCCTACACCTATGCCGGAATTCTTGTTGCGTTTTTTCTGTACTTGGCTCTCACCCTCGAACAGATTGTCAATAAAGCCTGCTATATCCCCCACATCGTTGGCTGTGCTAATAGCACCTTTGATACCATCAACAGCGGATTTGAATAAGGCTATGCCAGCTAACGCTGTTGATATGGGTTCCATTTTTTCCTACGAGTACTGCGTTGCTTTTCTTTTGTTACTCATGACAACACCGCACCCTCTAGCAACATTAGGATTGCTAGATGGTCGCTTTGCCTTAGTAACAGCGGCTCCTCCATTTTTCATGTTCAAGACTCCACCCGAAGCCTTCCCCTTTTTCTTTTTCTTGCCTCCGGTGCCGTAGTTGGCAGCACCAACTTTTCGGCATTTCGCAATAGCGCCTGAAGCATATGCGCTTGGGAAAACTCTGTAACGAGCTTTAACCTTATGATAACAAGCGTCTTTCGGCATTTTATTTTTTCCTTTTACCGTTCACCATACTGTTAAGCGTTCGAGCTTGCTTGGCATGTAGCTTGCTTGCTTTCTTCAACCCCTTAATAACTTTCTTAACTTTTGTTTTTTTCGACCCAGTAAGTGCCATTATCTTTTCCTCTTTTTACTAGCGCAGTGCGCTCTTTCACTGAAACCTTTAGGTTGTTTACAGTTTATGGAGCGTTTGCGTTTTGAACTCCACTTTTTCTTTTGTGGAGGACTGGATATCTGTTTGCTCATCGAGCCTCGCGAGATTGCCATCGTATGTCCTTCCCGTAAACTCCTCCCACATCGGTCTGATCATGTCATGAAGCTGATCTACTTTTTCATTGTTAGCATCCATCTTCATAGCCATGACCGCTACATTCTTGTCAACTTCAATAAGAGTTGAGGATATCCATGTGAGTCCCGCAACACACGCACCCACAAACGCAACAAAAATGGTTCCTGCTATAAACTGAGAGCTTAACATTTCCATCTTCTCCTAGCCTGTCTTAGACGGCTATTAGGGTTTTTAGCAGCTTTCGGAAACTTTTTCATCTGCCCGGCAGATCTAGCGCAAAATGACTTACGGCGTTTAGCATCCTTGCTACCTTTTTTAACCTTACCCGTAACAGCGGTTTTTAACTTGCTGCCGGGGTTGTCTCTCTTATATTTGGCAACACCAGCCTTTGTCATCCCCGCCCCACTTTTGGTGGAGCGGAAATACTTTTTTGTCTTTGGAGGCTGCTTGTCTGCCTTACGAGCCATTACTAGTAGCTCTTTTGCACTTGCATAATAATGGTGTATGTGTCCGCAGAAGTGTGACCTACAGTCGTGAACATAATATCACCTGTAACACCAGAACTTGCTGGGTTAGTTAAACCACCAAAACTAATGTAGTCGTGATGACCACTTTGATTTTCACCCAGTTCAATACAGAAATCATCAGTTGAAGCATCAAATAAGATTTTTACTTTCATTCCATTACACTGCCACCAGATCTTTTCTATAGTGGCTCTTGTACATGCGCTGCCATCTATGTTTGCGGACAACGCAGATACATCAACTTTTTTAACGGCACTTTCACCCGAACCATCTGAAATGTTAGTAAATTTCAAAACTGCGGTTTTCGGGGTATCAACAAGTGTTTGCGATGTTACAGCATCTGCCATATCAATCTCCTGTAATACAAGGAGGGGTTTCCCCCTCCTATATCAATTACGCAATTTGAACGTACTCGATGATGAATGTGAAAGAACCTGCTGTTGTTGCATCAACTGTATTGGTGATATTACAGAAAATATTTCGTGCAGTATCTGTGTACTGTACGGAAGCGGGGGCTGTTGTCCCACTCTGCGTTTGAACAACCAAAGTAGTTGTAGTCACGTTATGCACTACGACTGTAGTCCCGCCATCTAGAATCTCATCAGCAATTGCCGCGACAATCTGTGCGCCAGAACTAGATGTACCAACTTCGTAACCAATATCACCTGTTCCAATAACTGGAGAAACATCACAAAAGATTTTAATATCCGTGATAATGGTATTAGCTGGTTGTACAAATGTAGCAATAGTCGGACTGTCACCTGCTGTGGAGTTTACAGTAACACCAGAAGCGTAACCAACATGCTTGATATATTTATTGGTAAAAACACCAGTAGAAGCAACGGATGAGGTTTCTGTCACCGCACCTGTAGAGGCGTTTTTATTAATAACCTTAAAACCGTTTTCGGAACGAACCGCTCCGGTAAAAGTAGTAGTAGCCATTTAAGTATCTCCTGTCGTGGCTAATGTCAGTCACCCAATGTAACTGTCAGGGATTAATAGAACTATACAATAAAAAAGGGCGACTGAACAGCCGCCCTTTGTATTTGTTTCAACAAACTCACTTATGCACCCGGTGAACCGAATACACAACGTGGATCTGAGAATCCGAAGCTATAACGCTCACGAGCCTTGTACCGCATGTTGCCAGTATCGAAATCTGGATCCATGCTAGTTGACAATGCCATACGCTCGAAGTGCTTAAAGCCATTCGGAGCATCAGTCTTCAGGAAGAATGCATCTGTGTCAGTCAGGTAGTCGTTGACTACATAACCGTCTGGAAGCATACCCATTGACTTGAGTGCGTTTACATCGTTGTCTGCTGTACCTACCCGAAGGTTTGATACCATGAGACGCTCGGCAACAAACTGAAGCTGACGAGGAATGATTAGCTTCATGCCTTTAAGGGCAATAACCAAACCACGCTCATCAACAAACCCAGCGATGCTGATGAGTGAATCTTCAAGAGAAGTTTCGTTCAGATCAGCAGCCACTGCTGGCTCGTTGTTGAAAGTGCCACCGTTTGTAAGCGGGTGTGATGCATCACAAAGAGCAACACCGTCACCACCAGCAGAAGCGCCAGCAGTAAATGCGTTGTTCAAGATTGATGCAGCTTTAACCTGCTTGGTGTGTGCCATAGAACGTGCAAGTGCCCGTGTATAGCGTGATGCCAGACGATCATAAAGATTGTCTTCTACAGCTTCCTCAGTAATTGAGAATGCCATAGCCACTGTCTCGTGGTTGTAACGAGCAGTGAAAGCTTCGTTTGCGTCGTCAAATGAAACTGAAGAGCCTTCCTGTTTTACAGGAGCAGCGCCAAAGCCAGATAACATTACCTCTTCTTCAAACGCCCGGTCAGATGACTCGGTGTCAAAGATCTCAGCGTGTTGACCTTCATACCGTCCGTATTCCATGCCGAATAAAGCATTAAGGCCGGGTTCCAGTTCTTTCGCTAGTTGTGCGCGAGAAATAGCCATTGATCAGCCTCCTTATACGCCAGTCGTAGAAACAGTAGCCGCTGCAATGGAGCCTGTTGGCGCATTGAAGTGGTTGTTTATACGAACGATTAACGGAATACCAGCAGCAGTGAAGTCAGCATTATCAGGGTCTTCTTGTACACCCATGATACGCAGAGCTAAAGTGTTGGTGGTGGCGATAGTATTCAAGTCTGCTGTTGCAGAAGAGATACCAGATGTAGTCGAACCGCTGTTACCAGTTGCAAACGCGATGTTTGCAAACACTGCTGCACGAACCTCTGCTTCTGTATTAGCAGCAGAAACTACGTTTGATGTAGCAATGGTGAACAGTTGTGACGGGTTGTCATACAAAAACGCTCTAACAGGGAAGTTAGAATCAGCACCTGAACCGGGCCAAGTGTTAGAACGAATTACTTCTCCAGTGGTCGATGAGACGTATTCACACCCATTAAACACACCCACGATAGCGACGTTACCACCAGCAGCAGCTTGCAGATCGTCGATAACACCAGCAGCAAGCGGGATAACCGCCATGCCTTGGAAAATCGGGTTTGAGTTATCAGATGCGATACGATACTCAGTCGTCCCAGTGGAATTAGGCGCTGAACCCAGCATACCATATGGTCGTAGACCAAAGGCTCCATTGGAATTTGCCATGATAAATACTCCTTATACATAGCTGATTGAGTTAATCAGAGCCGTCCTTACGGCCTCCGAACGATACACGACTTTTCCTATCACTATGGATAGGCATAGAAGGATGTTGTTCCCTCATTAAGTTTTGATCCACGGCATCCATTTGAGTGCGGGTCTGTTCCCGGAAATATTCAGTTCTTTCTTCAACCGTTTCTTCAGGTATTCTAGCCAACATTAAACCGCCGACTCCAATTGTCCCTGCGTTAGCACCCGTATCAATGGTTGGAAATTTACCAGCCATCTCAGGATATTCGTCAGCACGAACAGGTTCCCACCCTTCACGCATTTTGGTAGTCACATTCATCTGATCATCTTCACCACGAAGTGAAGTACGGATCCAACGATGCTTGTACCCTGCGGGTGGTTCTGGAGCCTCCAGCTTAGATGGAGGTGCCCAAGGCTTACGGCGTTGGGTCTTTGCGCGAGTTTCCGCTTCGCGAGGCGATCTTTTTGTAGAATCAGTCATTTCATTACTCCTTAACATACTTAGCGTATTCTTCGAGCGGAACATTTAATCGCTTCGCTATCTGAATCTGCGAAGGGGTTAACTTGACTGTTCTGCGCCCCTTTTTTGTAGACGACTTGGAAGCCGTGGACTCAGCAGAAGCGACTCTGGGTCCTTTGTCCTTAGAGCTTCCAAACTTCTGTGGAAACTCTGATCGGACTCTACGATCAAGTTCAGTATAGTACTCATCGGACGTTGGGTCAAATCCTTCGTCTTCGATTAACTGCCTATGAATGCCGAAAGCAGCGTAAGTCATTGTTTGATCTTGACCAAACCAGTCATTCTTAGATGCCCAAGCTTCTGCTTTAGCGTCAGGTTTGGCCTTTTGTTGTTGTGGTGCAGGTTGTTGTGGTGCAGGTGGCGGGGCAGCAGCTTGTTTTTCCTGCCTCTTCTTGGCATTCTCCACTTGTGCTTCTTCCAGTGCAAGTTTGCTCAAGTTCTTCTGAGCCTCAAACATAGAGTCAGCGTCACCCTCATCATATGCTTTCTGATACGCAACCTTTGCAGCAGCAATCTGAGACTCGATCCTTGTGCCGAACTCACCGACATAAGACTGGTCAAGAGCGGTCAGACGGTTTCTAAGTTCGTCGTTTTGCTCTTTTACCTTTTGAGCAAACTCAACCGCTGCAATCCTTTGTGCTTCTTCGTCTCTATACTTCTGCGTAATCTTGCTTATACGGCTCTGAACATTCTTGGAATACTGATCAAGCTCTTCTTCCTTCTCGTCTTTTTCGGAGTCAGAGTCCTCTTCAGTTTCTTCAACAACCTCTGCTTCTTGAGATTCCTCCTCGGCAATCTCTATTTCTTTCCCTTGTTCTTCATCAAGTTCAGCGGCTAGATCTGTAGTCTTTTCTGCTGCTTCTGCCATTACTATGCTCCATAGCTTTTAACATCGTCAGGATCAACGATGGTTGCGATGACCTCGTCATCGTTAATGACACGGACTTCTCCTCCTTCAATGTTAAAGCGAGATCCAGCATATCTACCGATACAAACCCAGTCTCCCTCCTTACACCAAGGCCCGTGCTCCCCAAATTTGTCTGTGTCCTGATAAGCAAGCGGTCCGAGTCTTACAACATAAGCTACAACTGTAGCTCGTGACTCTCTTTCTCTTACAGCATCAGGAACGTAGACACCGCCATCAGTCTTGTCTTTGCCCATATAAGGCATGACAAGGATTCTCCATCCTGTGGGTTGTGGCATTCTGTCTTTTAGGGATTTTTCTTTTGCGGCTTTCTCAGCCTGTTTCTTAGCTTGTTGTTGCGCTAAAACATACTCAGGTACGATCAGTGTCATCGATGTACTTCACTTTCTTTAGCAGGGCCTTCAATTCATCAAGAGCGTAGGTGACACCCTGTATTTCACCAACTCTTGCCTTGTAGTCTTCCCAATCGGTTACTCCACCGCTTGTTATCGAAAGACTAACGTCATCAATTCTATTAATCAATATCTTTTGATAATCTTTTATAAAAGATAATACATCCATATTTTACTACCCCTTGTTATGCAAAATATTTTTTGTTACTCAGAATCTCCTCAGTAGGAATTATAAGTCTGTTGTCATAAGGACTTTGTATTCCATAATCATAGTAGCCCCCAGAAGTAGTAGGCTGATAGCCTACAAGTGCTGTGTCATCAGAGCTATCTTCACTTTTAGTCTGCGAGAAAGGATCAAAACCGCCGTCACTACCACCACTTAAACTTTCTTGAAGCTCCTGAAAAGCTCGTTCAGATGGTGTAAGACCATACCCGCTTCTCGGTGCTGACCTTGTGTCAATTGGCTCTCCTGCTGGTAATTCTGTGTCCACAAGAGATCCTAATGTCTGAACTTGACTTCCAGACATAGGCACACCGCTCAACTCATCAGGCAAGCCAAGACTTGCTAAACCCAAGCTTCGAGCATCTCTCGTTTGCTGTGTCTCAAGTGCTGCTCGGGGTGCAGCAGTGTTATAGCCTTGAAACGCTAGATCTAATGCTGCTTTCCGAGCTTCTTCGGGAGTTCCAACGTTAGTTGAGTAACGACCGCCGCCGGGAGTTGTATCGAACTCTGTCCCGGGAAAATCCAGCCCAAACGCTACGTTTGTCTGATTCAGGCCCTGTGTGGTATCCATCTGAGTAAGCTCTGGGGGACCCTGTAGTTGTGCTTGTATCTGCGCTTTTTGTTCTGGAGTCGCTTTAGCAACAGATTCAATCTGCTCTGGAGACATTCTATCAACTAAGTCACCAACCACCTCTTTGGCTGATTGATAAGCACCGCTAATAGAATCCGTAACACCTTTAGCAATCTGACCAAAGAGACTTTGTGGTTCACCCGGAAGAGCAGCATCAGGTGGGCGAATACCTGCCACACCATATGTGTCATTAGTTAAAACATTTGCAATAAGTCCGAATGGGTGCACCGCCATGGCTAACATATCCATAGGACTTCTCTTTACACCATATTCTTGAACAGGCCCCAGAGCGGTATTGTACCCTGCTTTTTGAACACCAGACCTCAGAAAGCCGGGTTTTGCTTCTGGAAAGGCAGGGTTGTAACCAAATTTTCCTTTAGTATTAGTAGGATTAGCAAACTTTGAGAATTGATTGTTTGCAATACTCTGTCTCGTATCTAAGCCCATTATACCAGAATAGTCTACCTTACTTGGATGAATGCCCAGTACTCTGCTGAAAAAGCCCTCATAACCGTAAGGATTTTTATCTGTAATACCTCTTGCAGTGTTAAATGAATTCTGCGCGGTCATTACTCCAGTGCCAGTGCCGGGTTGATCTACATTAAAGCCGTCATCTTCGTAGCCGCCATAATTACTAGTCCCACCAGCGCGATCTCTAGAAGCCATGTCAGCCCTACCCGGTGTCATGCCAGCAAAATCAGTTGTTCCAAACTGTGCCTGAGACTGCCCGGGTGATATGCCAGTAGGACTATCATTGCCGTTACTTGGGTTATTGTTGTTAGAAGAAGTGCTGGATGAAGCGTTATTATTGTTATTAGAGGAATTATTAGAGGAGCCGCCAACGTCACCTTCAGATGCACCAGAACTACTCTGACCACCCTCATTGTCCCCAATGTATGCTGGTATACCCATCGGACCCGGCTCACCAGATCCACCCAGAGCCATTAATATCTCACCCTCTTGAGGAGTGATGTACGACAGCATGTGATCCTGACCACGAATGTCTGTACGACGAGGAGCAACGGCAGAACCGCCCTGACGCATATTCATCACTCTGTCGATAGGCTCAAACATTAGCGGATTTGTACTTTCCTTTGATCACCTTCGTAAGCTTTGCCCATGCCAAGAACAAACTTGTTGTCCTTTTCTTGCACAAGCATCTTTCCGTCTTTCGCTTTTACTGGTTTTGTTTTTGCATCAGCCATAGTTGCCTCCAATACATTTGAGCCGCCGTCTTTAAGTCGCCGTCCTTTATTTATAAGCTTTTTTGCCTGATTAGTCGAGACACCAATGTCTTTTGCAAATTGTGCTGCTCTGGGTCGTGCCATCTTACTTCCTGTTCATCCACGCTGTTGCACCCATATAGGCTCCAACAATGCCTGCGCCACTAATATAAAACAAATTACTAATGTCACTCAAGGCATTGATTCTTTCTATACTAACCCAAGGCACAAACATCATAAAGGTAAATATGCCCATAGATATCAAAGTTGCTGTAGCCATACGTCGTTGAGCAAGCTGCTTGCGTAACTCATACTCGGTTTTCTTAATCTCTTTGGCGTGTTCAAGCTCGTCGTCGGTAACTACCCCGTCGCCATCCATGTCGTACTGGTCGTAGTCGCTGTCTTTTTGCAGGCGCTTTGACATCACTTCTTACCAAAAAACTTAGCGGCACCGCGCATACCAAAGCTGGCAGCAACAATCGTACCAAGAGTGTATTGATAGTAATCCGGCATGGCCTCAAGAGCAGTAAACCCATCAGATACAATTTGTCTCCCCCACTCTCCGCAGAATGCTAGTATTAATGGAACCGAAAAAAGTACAGTTAACCACTCATCTTTCCACGAATGAGCAGAAGCATCAGCCATTTTTAGATCCCAGTCAATCTCGCCTGTGGCCTTCTTCTCCATAATAACAGCTTCAGCCTTGGCTTTAGCAACTCTTGCACCTGCCTCCGCTTTCTTGGTTTCAACCTTACCCTCAAGCCAAGTTGAAGCAAGGTTTCCTAGCGGTCCTATGAGAGCCTGTAACATTACTTCATCTCCATCAATGTTTCTATTTTTGTAATGCGTAGTTCAAGCTCTCGCACTCTCTTTATGTTTTCCTGCACTGACTTGGGAGGCTCATATTCATCTATCCAGCCATCATTTTCTTGGATCTCTTCCCAGTGCATCTCTTGCTCATGCTCCAGAAAAGCAAGCCGTTCTATAATACCGAAGTACCCCCAGACTGACAGACCTGTAAAAACTATCAGTCCTATCAGGTTTTTTAAGGGGATGGTAAATTCGCTACCTTCATTTAACTTTGAAGCCATTACTCAACTCCCAGAACTTTTGACAGGCCAAACACTTCAAGCATGATAAAGGTAAAGAACAGCAGCAAGATTGAACCAGCTATTAGCTTACCGCTGAAATTGGTTGATCCAATCTTAATGGCAACAAACTCATTACCGAGTATACGAAGCACTAGCTCAAAGCTGTTTTGCCCAACATTAACCTCAACAGGTTTTTTCTTTTCTTCACTCACAAATAGATTTCCCCGCACAATCTTTTGGAAAACAATGCATAGCCATTTTGTAATGCTTATTGTCATAAGCCGCCGACCATCTTTTATCCTCTAACATCCAGTGACATTGTACTCGGCTCATGGGCTGCTGCAAGCTCATCTGTCCAATGTAATGATCCGTGCTTCCGTCACTGCCCCACATAGAAATCACCAGAATATATTCTCTCAAGCTCATTCAAATGATACCTCTAATCGTTCTGAGGTCATCCAAGTTCTTCTCTTTCTTGCCGCCATCGTATTCCCAAGCATAACCACGACTGACCATTTCTTCGTTAATGTTCATAACACCACACCAGATAGTCCCAAGCATTCGCCCGTACTTGCCGTCTTTTTCCGTAGCTACCCACAGTTTTTCACACTCTGACAAACGGCGCTCCAAGAAATCCTTGGCCTCAAGACCAAGTTTTTTCTCTTCCAAGTCTTTGGTTCTGGACTCTGGTGTATCAATACCAGTCAGTCTAACACGCTCTTTTTTGGTAAGATCAAAGCCAAGATCTATGAGTATATCAACGGTGTCACCATCAACCACCTTAACTACTTCCTTAATTTTGTACTCATACATATCAAACCGTACCCCTATTACCTAGACAGTTGACCCTTAGGCATGGCTCTGCAATTGTAGCTGACTGGTTTGTAGCCTTTGTAGTACTTGTGTACATCACTTGCCATGCCCAGCGCCCTGACCTTACATGTCCGCTCTATGTCAAACCACTGTTGCCCCTCAAAAGTTACGCAGATCTCCATGTTGGATATCATGCAAGCAACAACAATCGCCTGATACATTTACCTCTCACGTTTTAAATCAGCCTGTGTGTTAATACGATAAACATTCACTTCGTTTCTGTCGTTTGCAATCTGTTCCTGCAACACCCGTCGCTGCACCGCCGTGTCATAAGCCTGCTGCAACTTGGCCTGATCAATCTGGAAGTCCATCGCATCGTTCTGCATCTTACGCTGAATCTCTTGCGTGTCATTCTGCAATTCCTGCTGACGTATCTGAACCAAAGGATCAGGTGGTGTCTGCGGCTTGAGCATAGGAGCAAGCTGTTCTAACGTATCAGCAATTTGTTGTGCAACCGCTGCTTCGATAGCGTTTGGATCAAGTTGAGGTATAACTTCACCTTCCTCCCTTGCCTTTATTACGACCTGTTCAAACATGTCCATAATAACGTCACGAGCAAAGATAGCCAGATGGTCTTGTATATGCGCCTGTAAAACACCAAAAGCCTGCGGATTAGCTTGAATGGCAGGGGATTGAATCATGGCAACATGCACACGAATGTGAGCCATGCTGTCCTGCTGCGGGAATGCCTGCAACTGTTGACCCTTCAAAGCCATTGAGTTTTCCGTTGCCGGATCCATAGGTTGTGGTGGTTGCGGTGGTGGCAAGATCGAGTCGATGTTCTTGACATCCAGCGCATCATACATCCGGCGATAGGCTTCATACAGATTGTGCATCTGCGGCGCGGCCTGTGCTAACTGCAACTGTGTCTGTGCAAGAGACAGGCGCTGCGCCATAGAAAAAATCGACGGGTCAGATACAGGGAGGATATCTACGCGCCCGTCGAAGTCCTGTGCCATGATAGCGGGGTTTACATTTGCCCCGATAGCATATGGATACGGCATAGGGTTGTTCTGGAATATCTCAGCTAGCATACGGAACTCATTCTTCTGAGCGTAATGCAGCCGCTTGTGAATACTTGATATTACTTTTGATCCCTGCTCGATGAGAGCCACTGTAGTTCCCACGGGAGCATTGGAGTTGACATCTGCGACCTTGGTGTCCGTAACCTGTGCAAATCGTCTACCCGAATCAACGACCACCCCAAGTAATTGAGCCAGCGTTCCAGAAGGTTCCTTGTAAGGGAGTGGTATAATAGCATTGCGAATATCGCCGCCGGGAGCATCAAGATCACGAAACTCACCCGGGTTAACAGGCTCATCGTCATTCCTGATACGAACACCACGAGCCTTGAAACCACCCGGTAAATTGGAGAGTGTACCAGCGTCGATAAGTTGCCTGAGAATAGATGTAGCAGCACGGGACAGTCCTCCTATCATATGCAACAAACCAAAACCATAGAACCCGAAACCGGGCAGAAACTTGTAATGTACAAAGTACTGACGCTTCCGGCGCATCGGATCCTGCTCACGATAGTTTCGTACTACCGAAAGAATCTCTCCCGAAGCTTCGTCCATCGTAACAATGTAAGGAAGCTTAATGCCTGTTGGCTCACCTTCCGCATCCATATCCTCGAATCCCTCAAGATCCAAGTCCACATGGATTTCAAAAAGCGTAAACATTTCATCAGAATAGCCTGAACGTAATCCCTGAATCTCGTCAGCCTTGCCGCGAATTGTTGAATCAGAATCGTCATCCTCGCTTGGAGATAAATCAACATCTCTATATACCTCTCCTACCTGCATCTTGCGGATTTCGTTCTCACTCATCCGAACAATATGTGTGTACCGCTCTGCTGTCCTCAAATCAGACGCATGATACGGAACAACCAGATCCTCGGCAGGAACAAACTTCGATACCGCCCGTTGCCTCGTTGGATCAAAATAGACCTTCTTAAACGTAGAACCAGTAATCGGCAGATAAAACAACATCTGATCCGTGTCCTGATCAAACTCCTCCATCACTTCCGTAATCTGATAGTTCATAAAGTCCTTAACACGTTGAGCCTGCTCCTCAACCTGACGAGATTGCTCACCCAAGATCTGCGTCTTTACAGGACCACCCGGTGGTAACATCTCTTTATATGCCTGCGCCTGAAACTGCGTAATCGCCTCAGATAACAAAGGATGCGTCACACCACTGGCACCCGCGAACGGCTCAGACCGCTCCTCATAATTAATGCCCAGTAACGTCAAACCCTTGGATATGGACTCTTCCCATTCAGAACGACCTTCCTTGTCCTCATCAACTAATCCCCCAAGATCAGACGACAAAGAACCAAGTATAGATTGATCTAGAACCTCGGCCAGATTTGCATTGTGATCATAGACCTCCGCCTCGACCTCAACCATTTCTTCTTCACCAACAATCTCAATACCGGGCGGAAGATCTTCCATACCGGGCAACGGTACTTGAACCTCGGTCATGGCCTGTTCAGGCATCGCCGGACCACCCGGTCCCATAGCCTGCTCCATCATTCCTGCAATCTGTCTTGGTTCAATAGCCATTAGAAGGTTCCCTTAAATGTTCCGCCGCGCTTTTTCATAATAGCGCCACCACGTTTCTTGCCACTCACGGCCTTTTCATACGCAGCGTCGCCTTTTTTCATAAGCTTTCTGGCCTTGTTGCCCATAACGCCAAGCGCACCAGCACCAAGCGCACCTGTCCCATACATCAAAGCTTCACCAATCTCTCCAGCCATAGGGGCAAGCTGTATAACTGCATCAAGAGATGCTGTCTTTACAGTCTTCTTTTTCGGCCCTCGCTTCGTGGTATTGGTTTCTGGATCTACAAGAGACATTAGAATACTCCCTTAAATGTTCCACCGCGCTTTTTCATAATGGCTCTACCATTGAATGTGCCGCCGGACTTTGCATTCTTAATTAAGCTTTTAATGTCTTTTTTGTCTTCCTCACTGATTGGTTTATCAGGCTCCATTTTTTTAGGCTTAAAAGTTTCTCCAGACTTTTCAGTATCCCGAATTGCTTCTAAAGCTTCTGGTGACATTTCTGTGGTCTTTGCTTTAACACTCTTGTTTTTTTTACCGGACATTAAAACACTCCCTTAAATCGTTGTGGACGGGCAATAGGACTAAAGCCCTTGATCATGCCGCCATCAGCTTTTGCCAACTTAGCCATTCTCTCCCGCTTGATTTTTTCAAGCACAAGAAATCTATCGTACTCGTTGTCAGGGAGCTTTGTTACATCCCTGTCAGCCTGTCTCATAATTTCTTTGTCACTACGCATTTTATGAATATACCTTAAATAAGTCACCGATACCAGAACGCATGTCAACCTTGCCGCCGCGCTTGTATCTGCGAGGCAGTAAGTTATCTCTACCAATTATCGATTCATCGCTTTTACTAAAGTCTAAATCTAAATAAGTCACTGGATGATCTACATCTGAATCACCTATATGATTTTCTACAAACTCATCTGGAGTCAGTTTGCCTGTGCTAAGATCAGGAAATTCCTTTTTTAGCTCTTCTATATATTTTTTAGGAGCCTCGTCATAAGTAATTTTAAACGCTGATGGATCCTGCCCTCTAAGTTTTGCCACATCTTTGGAATCAGGAAAGTAAATTCTCTTTACCCCCTGTGCTCTAGCATCTCTAATGACCATCGCTATATTGTGACGAGCAGCCTGCTTTTGATTCCTAAAAGGCTGATTAGGAACAAATTCAACATCTGTGTCTCTTATAGGTTTACCCACATATTGATTTTTATACATGTACTCAACAAGCTCATCACTTTCTGATTTAAATATTTTGCCACGCTTTTCGTTTACACGAGATGTAACTTTATCTGCCTGTATTTGAAGGTTCGTTGTATCTAGTCTATCTTGCACGGCCTCTTGTTTTTTAACATTAAAAGCTTCTTGCTCTTTAACTATAGACTTAAAATCAATCTGTCTGCTGTCAGGAACTTCGCTCAGTAGGTTTCTAACAAACATATTTGAATCTTCACTTGCGTCTAAGACATTAGATGTAGGTCTGTTGTTGAAATACGAACTTGCTGAAGTTCGTTTCATGCCTCTGTCTATATTTTTAATGGCAAATTCTTCGATCTCTTTTGAAATTTTTAAGGCGGCGAAGTCAACTTTGTTCATATCTTCAACATCAAGCCCCGGATCCCCAAAAGCGCGAGGAGAGTTTGAAGGAAAGTCAATTCCTTTTCTCAACGCTTCCTTCAACTGATCGGCGTTAAGCATTAACTCTTTTGTAGAGTTTTGATCTAACACATCATACAAAACATTCTTTAAAAAACTAGGGGCAGCGACACTAAACTCTGCGTCTATCATGGCTCTGCTGGCTCCCGGCTTCATCATATCCTGACCAATCGAAAGAAAAGACCCGCCTGCGTTTGTTATTCCCCTATTAAAACTATTGTTTCTTGTACTTTTAAGAGAATCAAATTTCTGTTCTTTCTGTCTTAGTGATGCAACTTTCGCATCTAAATCTAGCTGCTCTTGTCTGAACCCTTGAAATGCCTTGTAATCAGGAGAATCTGAAAGCTGTGAAATCCTGCCTTCAATCTGATCAATTTTAGCTGGCGTTAAGTCAACAAAGTTCTTTTTTGTTTTATTTGAAATTGGATCTTTACCATATTGCTGTTGCACAACATCGAACTGGTTCTCTTCAACAAAACGAGAAAGACCACCTGAAGCATCGTTGTGGTCGCTAAAGCGCACATGTGCAAAACTGCCCCTGACATCAGGATGATGCGTCAATGTTCTTGTGGATGCTTCTGGAGCCTTGCGGTTGTAAACAATTAGTTCTCCGTAATCAACTTCAGAGGCAGCGTTTGGCGTTGTAAGACGCTGCGCCCTCTCGTGCAAGAAACCCTCGAAGTTATCCATATCTTCAAAATCAACGTCATCTCCCCTTGATTTATATTTCACCATATAATCTACTTCAGGGGCGTTTTCTTTTACATAGTCCAGATAATCTAATGCAGGGCGTTTTACTGTTTTGTTGCTGGCAGCAAAAGCACCAATACCAGATACCTCTATTTCAGCGTCTGTAACCCCCGCTTTCTTCAAGCGAGGCAATAGCTGCTCCCCAGTAAAACCTTTCTTACCTTCACCTAAAACCTGCTTTGAATTAGCTAGTACAGACTCCAACGGCGAATAATCATGTACAAAATTATAATCGATATCGTCTTGAGAAAGCCCTTTTTTAACGGCAGGATTAAGAACTGGCTTAACTTCGCCCGGGGTCCCCGGTGCACCAACCTTCTTCTCAAGTGGCACGAACTTATCTGCACCCGCCTCTACATCAAGAACC